ACTGCTGGAAGCACCACTACTGGTATTTCAGGAGCGGAGTTGCAAGTCACAGATGGTGGCACGGCTACGACATTGCCCTTGAAAGTCATTGATATTTCAGAAGATCCTGAAAACAATGATGTAGGATCAGCGCATACAAATGTTTTGTGTGTAATTGGAAACCACATTTTCGGCGTCAAAGGCGCTGGATTAGCATAAGGAGGCTGTATAATGGCTATTTCTCGCGCACAACTAGCGAAAGAGCTAGAACCCGGCCTCAACGCTCTATTCGGAATGGAATATGATCGTTACGATGCCGAGCATGCTGAAATCTATGACACTGAATCTTCAGATCGTGCATTTGAAGAAGAGGTAATGA